GCCTTTTTGTTCTACCCGCAGTTCAGAAGTTTTGGGGTCTGGCAGGTCATGGGTGCCACGCTAGCACAACAGCGGGAAAACCACGACAACCGAGGCGTGCTTGTTTTTGTTAGGCGCTTAGACAGGCGCACAGGGCGCTTGCTTTGTTTATCGTTACACATTAGTATTAACGTTATGGATGCATGCATTGTTTGTGGTGGTCCGGTTGCTATTCCTGCGCGGGGTCGCAGACCGAAGTTCTGTTCTGGGCGTTGTCGCGTGAAGGCGCATCGAGATCAGAAGCGTGTTGTTGAGGGTGTCCCTGCGGAGTTGCGTGAGCGTGACCGGTGGATTCGTCACGAGCAAAAGCGCCCGATGGCTGTAGGTGGTTGGTGGGCTTCGGTCACTGATCCTGCGTGTTGGTCAACGTATCAGGATGCCGCCAATTCGCCTCATGGTGACGGACTTGGTTTTGTGTTAAACGGTGATGGTGTTGTCTGCATCGACCTTGATGATTGTGTGATTGATGGTGTCCCTAATACTCTGGCCCGCGAGTTAATTTTTTCACTGCCAAGAACTTATGTAGAGTTTTCTCCTTCTGGTCGCGGCTTGCATATTTGGGGGTTTGCGGCGTTAGATGCTGGTCGCAAGTTTATGAGAAACGGGCTGAAGGTCGAGGTTTACCCGAATGGGCGTTATCTAACGGTGACGGGTCGCGCTTACCGCTCGGCACAGTTTGCTGAGTTAGATCTGACTGGGTTGCTAACCTAGAGTTATGCCTAATCCTCCTAAACCCTTAGAACAGAAACGTTTGCTCGGTAATCCTGGTAAACGTGCTATGCCCAGTGATGGCTCTACTATTACCCTGTTTGCTGGGGTCAGGGAACCGTTGGCTCCGCTTGGTGTGGCTGGTCAGGCGTTGTGGGATTCTGTTTTCTCTGAGGGCGAGTTGTGGGTTAGCCCTCGCACTGATGTTGCTTGGTTGCAGGTTGTGTGTGAGTTGTTGGATAGGCGTGACGTGTTGAAGCAGGAGTGGAGTGCTGATCCTACTAACCGGCAGGTAAACATGTCGTTGTTGGAAACCGAGAGGCTCATTCAGTCTGGGTTGGGGTTGCTTGGGTTTACACCTACTGATCGGAGTCGTTTGGGTGTTGCCGAGGTGAAGGCGAAATCTAAGCTTGAGGAATTGATGGAGCGCCGCGCTAACCGCGAAGATGCTCGTGAATAGTTGGCCTCCTAAATGGTTGACTCCTATACCTGATGAGGCTATTGCTCGGGGAAAACTTGAGGAACCTGCGACAGAGTTTATTGGCGCGTATGGTCGCATCACGAAAGATTCTGTTGCGGGGAAGGCTGGTTCTCCGTTGGTGTTGCGGGATTGGCAGAAGTCGCTGGTCGAACATTTGTTCGCATGGGATGAGGATGGGCTCCGTAACCGTGTTTCTCTGGTGGGCATGCCACGCAAATCAGGAAAAAGTGCGCTTGGTTCTGCTATCGGTTTGTATTCGCTAATCCTTGGCCCTAAAGGTGCGGAGGTTTACAGCGTTGCTTCCGAGAAAGAACAGGCTCGCATCGTGTTTAGTGATGCTCGCCGCACAGTGGAGGCGTCACCTGAACTTTCCGCCATTACTAAACTGTATCGAGATGCTATTGAGCTGCCCTCGTTCAATTCTGTTTATCGGGTGCTATCGGCTGACAGTGCCTCCAAAGAAGGATACAGTCCCACCTGCGTAATTTTTGATGAAGTTCACGCCCAGGCTGACAGAACCCTTTGGGATGTTTTCTCGCTCGCAATGGGTTCGCGTGGAAAGCTCGCAACTATGATTGGCATCACCACTGCTGGTGTGCGTTCAGACCGTACCGGTAAAGATTCAATCGCTTACTCTTTGTACCAGTACGGGCAAAAGGTGGCTCGCGGTGAGGAAAAAGATGACAGTTTCTTCATGGCATGGTGGGAGTCAGAAGGTGATCACAGGTTGCGCGAAACGTGGATGGAAGCGAACCCTGGCTTCGGCGATCTGAGCGCAGAATCAGATTTTGAGTCTGCTATCCGTAGGACACCAGAAGCAGAGTTTAGAATCAAGCGTTGCAACCAGTGGGTCAGCTCTGTGGAAACTTGGTTGCCTGCGGGTGTGTGGGATGAGCGTGTTGGCGAGGTGGTTCTTGCACCTGAAGATGAGATTGTTCTTGGTTTTGACGGTTCCTACAATGGTGACGCTTCGGTTATCTGTGGGGCGGTCATTCCCAAAGTTGAGGGCGAGCCAGTGAAACTGTTTTTGGTCAAAGCTTGGGAGAAAGACATTGAGCACGATGCGGATGATTGGCGGGTGGACATCGGGGAGGTGGAACAAACCATCATGGATTTCTGTCAAAAGCACACAGTTCGAGAGATTGCTTGTGACCCTTTCCGATGGCAGCGCTCAATGGAGGTTTTAGAGAATAAGGGTTTGCCTGTTGTGGCGTTCCCGCAGTCCCCACAGCGCATGATCAAAGCTTGTGCTCGGTTTTATGATGCGGTTGCTGATGGGAACCTAATACATGACGGCGATCCGTTGTTTTCGCGCCATATCGGTAACACTGCGGTGAAGCTGACACCTGCAGGGCCACACATCAAGAAAGAGAATCCAAACTCTCCCAGGAAGATTGACGCGGCTGTGGCGGCGATACTGGCGCATGACCGCGCCTCCGGTAAGATAGAAGAACGAGTGGTCCCCGAGTTTTTCGGTTAGGAACGGTATGTCTACTGTGCTACAGGTTGTGGGTATGGTTGCAATCACCGCTGGTGCGGTTATGTTCAGCATTCCTGTTGGTCTAGTTGTGGGTGGCATTTTTTTGGTCGTTGTTGGTTTCGCGTTAGGGAAGTAATTCGTGGTTCTTAATAAGTTGTTCGAGCAGCGCGCCATTTCGTTCCAGAACGTGTTTGAGTCTGGCGATGACATCAACTTTGGCAACCTGTCAGACACTTTCATTGACTCTAAAAACGTTTTCCAGGTCAACGCAGTCTTTTCCGCTGTTTCGTTGATTGCTGACACGATTAGCACCCTGCCAATCGATTCTTATATTCGTTTAGATGGTCAGAGGCGCGCATTCCGGCCCAAACCGGCATGGGTGCAACAGCCTGACATTGCTTTGCCTCGCACAGCTTTCTGGAACTCTGCGATTGTGTCTTTGTTGCTCGATGGCAACCTTTTTGTGCGCATTGTGCCTGGTCGTGACGGAACGGTTGCAAACCTTGTAGTGCTAAACCCTAAAACGGTGGATGTGAAGCGTAATAAGCGCCAAGAGCTTACTTTCACTGTCGAGGGTGAGTCACGCCCACTAACCTCTGAGCAGATCCTTTTTATCCCTGATGTGTTGCGCCCTGGGACTGTGCGCGGTGTGTCGAGGGTTGAAGCGCTGAAGGAGAACTTTGGTTTGGCTATGGCGCTTGAAAAGTTTGCTGCTACTTTCTTTGGGCAGGGCACAAACCTTGCAGGTTATATTGAGTTTCCTGGCAACCTGACTGCTGAACAGGCCGAGAATCTTGCTACAGGCTTTGACATCAAGCATAAGGGCTGGCGCAGAGGGCACCGCACAGGCATCCTAAGCGGTGGTGCAAGCTTCAAAACGACACAGGTGGACCCTGCTTCATCACAGAGTATTGAGGCCCGCAGACTGGCTGTGGAGGATGTGGCCCGCGCGTTCAACGTGCCAGCTAACATGCTCAATATTCCTGGGACAACAACTTACGCCTCGGTTGAGCAAAACAATTTGCAATTCATCACGCATACGCTGCGCCCCATTGTGCAAAAGCTTGAAGATTCATTCTCTATGCTTATGGCGCGTTACCCTGGTGGGGAAACAGCTTTCATCAAGTTCAACCTAGATGGTTTAGCCCGCGCTGACCTCCAAGCTCGCATGAGCGCTTACAGCACTGGATTACAGGCCGGATTCTTGACCATCAACGATGTTCGCAGGTTGGAAGATTTGTCTGACATTACTGACCCTGCCGCTTCTGAGGTTCGGGTGCCTCTGGCAAACATGAACATTGCTGCAGCTGACCTGATTGCCGATGAGAAGCGAGTGAAGATGGCGCAGGTTCTTGTTCTGTCTGGTTATGATCCTGCACAGGCTTTGGCAGCTGTCGGCCTTGACCCAATTACTCACACAGGTTTGGCTTCTACCCAGTTGCAGAGCGTTGCTCAGGTGGATCCTGAGAACCCTGATGCTGTGTATAAGGATGAGGTGCAGTAATGGCTTCTGAGGCAATCAATTCTTATGGGATGACTGTTGGAACAGCGACCACAACTATTGTGGGGATGTCTGCTGATGCACAATATGTGATTATTCAGAATCAGGAACCGTCATCGGACACACTTGATTATGCGCGTGACGGTCATCAGTATTTTGTGTTTCAAACATTTACGATTTCTGCTCTTGGGACAGTCAATTTTGCTGTGGCTACTGGGGCTGGTGGCTTACAGGTGGACTATTTTGAAACTACTTCAACGGTTGAGAATGTTTCTACTTATCTAATTGAGGGGGCAACAGTGGTCACAACTGGTGCCGCGATTCCTGCCTACAATTTGAATAGGAATGTTTCGGATACGGTTTCGGCTGTGTTCAAAGCTGCCACGAGTGTCACTGGTGGAACGGTTGTTGCACAGGAGTTCATTACTGCGGATAAGAAGGCTGCCGGTGGCGGTAAGACTTCTGGGCAGATTTACACTTTGAAACCATCTAACGATTATGCTTTGCGTTTCGTAAATGAGGGGAATCAGGAAACTAAAATCTTCTACCAGTTGGGTTTCGTTGAGGACTTCAATGGTAATAATGATGTTTGGTTGGGTGGATCTGTGGGTTCGGGTTTGCGTTTGCGTGGCGGTCAGACTGTACACCTGCCAATGATTCAAGGGCAGACTCTCTCTGCTGTGGCAAGCCAGAATGTTCAAATCGCTGTTTTGAGGCAGGACTAATGCCGTATTACATTACTGACCAGAACCCTGAGTGTGAGGGTTGGGCTACCGTGAAAGAGGATGGGGAGTTGCTTGCTTGCCATGCCACGAAACAGGATGCTATTGATCAGGGTGTGGCGGTTGCTTTAGCTGAGGACAGCACGTTCGAGGGGGAACGGTCTGAGCAACGCCTTGACTCTGGGCCTCCTGCCGTCATTGTGGATATTGATGGCACGTTGCTTTTCAATGATGGTGTGAATGAGCGCCTGGTGCGCTATTTGGACAGTTTTGATGACACTGAGATTATTGTGCTCACTGCTCGCGTTGAAACTGATCGCTCGACAACACTTGATGAGCTTGAGGCTGCTGGTGTGGACTATGACCAGCTGATTATGAAGCCTGATGCTGACCTGGATTCCGCCGATTTCAAAGAGGGTGAAGCTGTCAGGCTTTTGGAAACTTACAACGTGATGGTAGCTATCGATAATGACCCTGATAACAGGGAACGGTTCAGGGCGCTTGGCATTACCGCTTTGGACACTGATGAGGTGCCAGATGTTGCCGATCAGCGGGAGATTCGACAGGTTGATTTGACTCCACCAGCATATATGCGCGCTAGTGCCCGTAGAGGCTTGGCGTGGCATGAGGCTGGACTATCCGGTGACGGTTTGACGCCAGCAACGGTGTCGGAGGCTCGCGCGATGGCTGACGGCAATATGACCGCTGATAAATGGGTGAGAGTTCGCGCTTTCATTGCAAGACATTTAGTTGATTTAGATGCGCCCGCTGCTTCTCCTAGTGACCCTGGATTCCCCAGTGCCGGTGTTGTTGCGATTGCTTTATGGGGTGGCGGTAGTTCAAAACGGTCAGCACAACGAGCTTTAGATTACGCGGATGGTGTGATTGGTAGAATAGAGGCAGAGAATGAAGGCCGAGCTAAGGGGCAAGCATTGAGCAAGATGGAAACTCGCATTTTTGAGGTTGATGGTTTTGAGGTACGCGAGGATGCTGCCGGTATGCACCTTGAAGGGTACGCGGCGCTTTTCAACTCTCGTTCTGAGAACCTGGGCGGATTTACTGAAACTATTCAGCCTGGTGCTTTCCGCGCTTCCCTGCGTGCCCGCAACGACATCAAAATGTTGTGGAATCATGACAGTGGCGCAGTCCTCGGGAGCACTAGAAGTGGCACTCTCACACTGACCGAGGATGATCGCGGGTTGCGAGTGTCAGCCATTTTGCCAAACACTTCGCATGGGCGTGACGCTCGGGAGTTAGTTGCGCGTGGCGATATTTCAGCTTTTTCTTTTGGTTTCTCTATGCCTGCTCGTGGCGGGGATCAGTGGAACGGTGAAGGAACCGAGCGCGTACTGAAGTCAGTGCGGTTGCATGAAGTTTCGTTAGTTGCTTTCCCTGCGTATCCTGAAACTGCGGGGACTGCTACCGTTCGCGGTTTGGATAAGGTTGCCAAGCGTGCGCAGGTGGATGCAGATTCTTTAGCTGACGCTTTGTTGAAGATTGAGAACGGCGAGGACATTACTTCTGATGACCGCACATTGTTGCAGTCTGTGATCAATGAGCTGGCTCCGGAACCTGAAGCTAAAGATGCAGGGTTAGAAAGCGGGTTGGAGATGCTTGCGTTGAAGAAGAAAAAACTACAAATACTGATGGGAAGCTAATGGCTACTAAAGAAGAAATCAAGCGCACCATTTTGAAGGTTGCGGGTAATCCTGAGTCTGGGATTATCAAGGAGCTTGCCGAGGAATGGTCACGCGCGATTGTTGCGCTCGATGACGAGCCAACGAAAGAAATCCGTGTGCTGAAAGCTTCTGAGAAGCGCTAAAACGGGTTTTCCCCTGCCAGGTATTCCCTTTCTCTGGTGGGGGTTTTTCTTTTCTAATTTGTTTGTGTTTGGGGTTGCGTTATCTGTGTCTACTGGTATACACTTTAGATATGCTCACCAACTCAACCCCCACAGCTGGAACTACCAGCGGAAAGGAGTCCATCATGGACTTGCTACTTCGTACCTCTGTTATTCACCCAGATCACGGTGTCGTGACTGTCGAGCTTGATGCTGAGGGAATCTTCCCTGGTGTCTACCCTCTGACTCAGTGCTGTGAGGCAGCTGCCTCTGGCATCGCAGACTATGTAGGGTGCAAGGGTTGCTACCAGCCTGTACCTGAGTGGTTCGGTTCCTTCGCTAAGGATCTGAATGGGCTCAAGGCAACATTCGCCTAAGTCCTTCTCAAAGAGAGCCCTCGCTTCGGCGGGGGTTTTCTTTTGCCTCAACTGATTACAAGTGACGGTTTACAATAGAAGTATCCGGTGTGAGTCAACTCTACGGTGAGTAATTCTGCGTCAACGCGGTTGCGATTTCATAGTCATTCCAATAAGGAGAAATAAATGTCCGAGTTTGTTAAGCGCCAGCAGGAGCTTAAGGCAAACCTGACCATGCAGATCCGCGAAGTCATTGACGGTGCTGAATCTGAGGGTCGTGGCCTTGATGCTGCTGAGCTACAAAAAATTGACCGCATTGAAGCTGATATTGATTCTGCCGCACGCAGCATTGAAACAGCTTCCAAGAACGAAGAACGAGCAGCTGAAGTTGCTTTGGCTTCTCGCGGTTTTGAAGTTATTGAAGAAGCTCGCGGAGATGTTGAAGTATTCCGCTCAATGGCTCGTGGTGAGATTCGTTCGCACACTTTCGCTGCTTCTGAAAGCCGCGCACTTGTTGCTTCGGCTAACACTGTTCCTGTCAACTTCCTTGACCGCGTTTATGCGCTGGCTAAGCTTGTTGGCCCTTACCTTGAAACTTCTGAGGTATTCACCAGGGACAACGGTGCAGATTTGCGTATCCCCGTTATGTCGGGTTACAGCACTGCTTCTGAAACCACTGAAGGTTCGGCAATTTCCGAATCTAACCCAACTTATACCTCCATTCTTATCAACCCAGCTAAGCAGGCTTTCATCAGCCAGTTGAGCAACGAGTTGGTAATGGATGCCGGTTTTGACGTAGAGGCTAACCTTAGCGAGCAGGCCGGTATCGCAATCGGAACCCGCGCAAATGCGCTGATCCACACTGCTGTTACCGCTGTTGCTGGCTCTGGTGTTACCGCTGGAACCACTAACGCCTTCACCGCCGATGACCTCATTTCGCTGGCCTACTCGGTTGACGGAATGGCACGCATGCTGCCTGGTGCTGGCTACATGGCTAACACTTCGACTGTTGGTGCAATCCGGCGTTTGAAGGATGGAAATGGATCATATGTACTGAATCCAGTTGTCGGTGGGCCCGATACTATCCTTGGAATGCCAATCTACGAGAACCCTGCTGTGGCTGACATTGCTACCGGCGCAAAGGCAGTGTTGTTCGGACACTGGCCTTCTGTGAAGGTTGCTACGACTGGCCTCGAGGTGTCTGTTTCGACTGACGCTTACTTCGCCAACGATGTCACAGGTTACCGCTTCGTTTATCGCATTGGTGCTGGCGTTGCTAATGGCGCAGCCCACATCAAGTACTTGGCTCTTGCATAAGGTCTAAGTTCATAGGCTGAAAGCCCTCGCTGTGTTGTAGGTTTCACAGCGGGGGTTTTCGCTATTATGGGGGCATGTCTACAGAGAAACTAAATGGTCTTATTGCTTTAGCATCGAACTCTCCTGGAGCGCCAACGGGGTATGGACAGCAGGCGGAACACTTGGTCAACAGTTTGGTCCAGCATGGTATCAAGACCGCCATTTTGTCTAACTATGGTCTTGAGGGTGGAATGTCTACCTATAAGACAAAACATGGCGATGCGGCGCACTATCCGCGCGGTGTGACACCTTATTCGGCGGATGTGTTTACTCCTTGGTTCAATCATTTCAGCGCCCAACATCCTGGTGTTCCTGGCGCAATCATGACTCTTTATGATGTGTGGGTTTACAACGCATGGAAGGATGACATCCCTGTCATTTCGTGGGTGCCTCTGGATCATGTGACGATGCCTCCAATGGTTGCTTCTTTTCTGAAGCGCGACAATGTGACTCCTGTTGCGATGTCACCGTTTGGGCAACGACAAATGGAGGCTGTTGGTATTGATAGCACTTATGTCCCTCACGCTATCGACACAAAGGTCTATCAGAAGACACTGAAGATTGATAGGGGTGATGGGGAGAAGGTTCCCACGCGAGAGTTTATGGGTATTCCGGAGGATACGTTCCTGGTGGGTATGGTGGCAGCGAATAAGGCTAATGGGATTATCCATCGCAAGGCTTATGGCGAAAATCTGCTGTCGTTTGCCATGTTTCATGAAAAGTTCCCTAACTCTCACTTGTATATTCATGCTGACCCGTCACCGAGCACCGGCGGGTTTGATTTGAAAGTATTATTGAAAGCTTCGGGTGTAAAACCGGATTCTGTGACTATTGCCAATAGTGATAAGTTGCGCACTGGTTATTCGCGTGAGGAGTTAGCAGCGCTGTACACAGCTTTTGATGTGCTTTTAGCAACCTCATATGGAGAAGGCTTCGGTGTGCCCACTATGGAGGCACAGGCCTGTGGCACAAGGATTATTGGTTCAGGGTGGGCCGCAACACTAGATCTAGTGTCTGATGATGGCTGGTTATGCGAGGGCTCCGCATTTTGGGATGAACCGCAAAAAGCCTTTTTTCAGATTCCTCAGATTGGTTCGATTGTTGCAGCTTTGGAGCAGGCGTACAACGCTGAGCGCGGATATTCTGCGACTGCTCGCAACTTTGCCCTGGACTTCGACATTCCGAAGGTCTTTGACAAGTATTGGATGCCTTTTTTGAGAGGATACTTCGGTGCTCCTTGAGGAACTGCGCGGCAGGCATGAGGGTGAAACTATTTGGGTGCTTGGCTCCGGCCCATCACTGAACTTTATTGATCCGAGTTTCTTTGCCGATAAGACTGTGGTGAGTACTAACTTCAGTGCAAACACTATCGGGGTAACACCTGAGTACATGTTTAGTCATTATCATTCTGTTTCGCAGAAAATGATGGAGCACTCTGGAACGGTTGTCACTTTGGGTTGCGACACTGTGAGTCAACAGGCTTGGCAGGGCGAGAAGCCTAACAATCTTTGCCTGGTGGAATTGGACAACTATCAGCCACCTGGATCTAACTGGAATCCGCTAACATCACACAAACCTGGGACTGGAACGCTCGCATACGGTTCTAGCAGCTTGCATGGCGCAATGCACTTAGCAGCACACCTGGGTGCTTCTCACCTAATGCTCGCGGGCGCAGACTGTGGCACTCTTGATGGTGAGCATAGGGTGAAGGGCTACCCTGATGGTCACAAACTCTGGGAGCTGTACAACAGGCACCATAAGCTGATGAAGGATTATCTGCAGCAGGAATATGGCGTAACAACCTATTCACTCAATCCCTTCATCAACTTGAACCTCGAGGGGCACACTTTTGGTGGGGTGTGATGCTTGAGAACCTGATCGTGCCGGTGCTGAACCGTTATGACCTGCTAGAGCGCATGATTGCCAGCATCGACTACCCAATCAAGCATTTGCTAATCATTGACAACGGTGCGAGCGCTGTGCTGGAAGATATTGATGTTGATGTCCCCGATGTGGTCGAGATGACTACTTATTTGCCTATGCCTGCAAATCTTGGGGTTGCGGCGTCATGGAATCTGGGCATCAAATCGTTTCCGTACGATAATCGCTGGTTTTTTGCCTCCAACGATGTGGTGTTTGGCCCAGGTGCCCTTGAGAGGCTCTCAGAGGCCCGTAGCGAGGATATAACCCTTTGCGGGCTGGCACCTTTCTGGCAGGTCTTTTCGCTCGGCTACAAGGCCATTCAGAGGGTGGGTTTGGCTGACGAAGGATTTTTTCCAGCATATTTTGAAGATAACGATCTTGAGCGCAGGGCTGACCATGCAGGTGTGACTGTTCGGAAAATTGATATGGATGTTGCGCATGACAACAGTTCCACGCTGAGGTCTGATTCACATTTTGTGAGAAGGAACTCAGACACATTTTTGAACAACCGCGACTATTATGCGAACAAATGTTCGACTAACGATTTCACTGCTGGCGGTTGGTCTGTGGAGCGCCGCAGACTGAACGGCTGGGAGGCCAACCGGTAGAATGGAATCTGGAGGCTTTTCATGGCAATGACCAACCCTTACTGTTCGCTGGCGGATATAAAAGCGGCAGCTCGCATCACAGATAGCATTGACGATACGTTATTAGAGATTTCGATTGAATCCAGCTCGCGCGACATTGATGCTTATTGCGAGCGCGTGTTTTATTCATCAGGTGGTACCGCAATTTCCCGCGTGTATGTCCCCCAAGATTCTTTCGTTGTACAAACCGATGACATTATCTCTGTCACAAACATCAAGTCAGATAGCAACGGTGACGGCACCTTCGACCAGACTTGGGCCGGAACCGATTATCAGCTGGAGCCTCTGAATGGGCTAGCCGGTGGGATTGACACACCCGCGACAAGGATTCGGGCTATAGGACAGTTTCTCTGGCCCGTGTATGAGCCTCGCAATGTTGATGCAGATCAGGCGAGCGTACAGGTCACTGGTGTATTTGGTTTCGCTTCCATTCCTATTGCTATTAGGCAAGCAACAATCCTTTCCGCTCTCAGGGCGTACAAGCGCTATGAAAGTCCTACTGGTGTCTTGGGCTTCTCAGACGTTGGAGTGGTCAGAATCGGAAGGCTAGATCCCGATGTGGAGCGCCTCGTTTCGCCTTACCGCAAAGTGAGGATGGGGTGAGCATCAATGGGATGCGCACGGCCCTAGCTGACAACCTGGGCACAATTTCTGGGATTCGCACTTATGCTGACATTCCAGATAACCCTGCAATGCCTGCTGCTGTGGTGCAACTAAGGTCTGTTTCTTACGATCAGGCTTTTGGTCAGGGAATGGCAGAATACAGTTTTATTGTTACTGTCATTTTTGGCAGGATTGCTACCAGCTCCGCGCAACGAAACATGGATGCGCTTATCTCTACAGGCACAGGCTCTTTGAAAAGCGCTGTGGAGGTAGATAGGACCCTTGACGGTTATGCCTACGACACAAGGGTTACGGAGATGACAGACATCACCTCCGTTACAATAGGAGATATAACTTATCTTTCAGCGGATTTCGCTGTGAGTGTGTTCGCACAATAAGGAGAAAACTGTGGCAAAGTTTGTCGCTACTAACTACAACATCAAAATCAACGGCGTTGACTTCAGCTCTGCTATTGCCGCAGTTACGATGGATATCAGTGCAGCCGAGCAGGAAGTCACTGCCTTTGGCAACACCTTTGTTCAGCGTATTGCTGGCCTAAAGGATGCTTCGGTTTCGCTTGACTTCCACCAGGACTTCGGCGCTGCTGCTGTGGATGCTACATTGTTCCCGCTTCTGGGATCGCAGGCAACTGTGACTGTTATCCCTGCTGGTTCTGTCGTGTCGAGTACAAATCCCTCATATTCTGGGGTCTTTTTGTGCACCGAGTACAGCCCCTACAGCTCCTCGATTGGGGATTTAGCCACACTGTCAGTTTCCTGGCCCTTGGCTAACGGAACAATCACCAGAGGCACTGCGTAAACAATGAATCCAATAAACCTACGAGTCGATTTCCTTGACGGTACTTCCGCCGAGGTTGTCGCTATTGCTGCAGACCTGATTGCTTTTGAAACACACTTCAATTTGAGTGTGGCACGCCTTGAAAAAGAAATCAGACTCACCCACTTGTTCTTCATGGCCTGGAGTGTGCTTCACCGCACAAAACTGACCACTGAAGGGTTCGACAAGTGGGTTGAGTCTGTTTCTATGGTGTCTGAGGCTTCACCAAAAAAATAGAGGGGCTAGGAGAATCTAGCCTCCATTGGGAGATTGCAGCTCTCGCTGTTGAAACTGGGATTAGCCCTCGTGAGCTGATACAGCTTGAGCCGCGAATGTTGTGGACTATGGCTCGCTATATTGTTGCGCGCTCTCAGGCCCAGGGTGGCAAGCGTGGTCGCCGGTAGAATAGAGGTATTATGGCGCAACAAATCAAAGCTGGCGGTCTTCCTGGGTTTGTTGTTAGTGCCGAGAATCTTCAGGTTGTTTTGAAAGAGCTGAAAGCTCTAGAACCTAGCCTTCGCAAAGAGCTTGTGGCGGAGATGAAGCGCGACCTACAACCTGTTGGCAAAAATCTATTGTCGAAGATTCCAGGCCCTGCACCTTTGAGCGGTTTTTCTTCGACAAAAGGTGAATCCCCGTATATTTGGCGAAAGCCTCGGATGGTTGTGAAGACTCCATTTGCTAAGCGCGCGAAGAAACCTGGAACTTTTCCTGTTGTGTCTATCCAATTCAATGACCGTAGACCTAACGCGGGATTGTCTATTTTGGAACTCGCGGGTAGTGCGAACATTGGAAAAGACAAGGGTGGCTTGACTCAGCGCGGGCGCAACATGATAAAGGGTCTTAACACTGCTGGCTTCACAGTAAAGAATGGCTTGGGCCGTTTTGTTATTCCTGAGTTCAAGGAGAAGCAGGCCGAGGTTACAAGAATTGCGGTGGGTATTTTGGAGAGTTACGCAGCCAAGGTGAACCGGAGGCTCAAGTGAGTATTAATCTTCCTATTGTTTCAAAGTTTGATCCGAAGGGTTTACGGCAGGCACAGGATGGTCTGAAGGCTTTTGGAGAAAGCTCTAAAAGCGTTGCTTCAACTGCTGCAAAAGCATTTGGCGCGGTAAGCATCGCTGCGGGGGCAGCAGCGACAGGGCTCATTATCTCCTCCGTCAAAGCTTTCGGTGAACTAGAGCAAAATCTAGGCGGTTCAGAAGCCGTATTTGGCAAGTATGCTTTCGATCTTCAAGATACTGCGATGGCGGCCTTCAAAAACATGGGTATATCCCAATCTGAATATCTGGCTACTGCTAACAAGATGGGTTCTTTGTTCCAGGGGTCGGGAATTGAGCAGGTCAAAGCTCTTGATATGACAGAAGAAGCTATGCAGCGTGCTGCTGACATGGCTTCTGTTATGGGTATTGACATGAGCGTGGCGATGGAGTCAGTTGCGGGAGCCGCTAAGGGCAACTTCACCATGATGGATAACCTTGGTGTGGCTATGAACGCGACCTCGATTGAGGCTTATGCGGCAAGCCAGGGGATGACCGATTTCTCTTTCGCAACTGCGAGTTCTGCCGAGAAAGCAGAAATGGCGATGCAGATGTTCTTGGATCGCACCCAACAATATGCGGGAAACTTTGCTCGTGAATCGACTGAAACGATTTCTGGTTCGCTGGGAATGTTGCAGGCTTCTGCAAGCGATCTGCTCGCGGGCTTAGGTAACGTTGATGCTGATATTCAACAGATGGGCGTCAATGTTGTGGAAGCATTTGACGCTGTTATCAAGAATGTTGTTCCAATCATCGAAAATATCGCTGACGCTTTGCCCTGGGCAATTCAAAGTATGGTCGAAAGCGCTCAACCGCTCATCGAATCCCTTACTGAAGTGATAGTTGGTCTTATACCGACAATTATTGATGCTGGTATTGGTTTGATAGAAGCCTTGTTGCAAGGAATCATGCAAGCCTTACCCGACCTAATCAGCGTGCTGCCGGAAGTTGTGCTTTCTATGGCAGAGGCGATTTCAGATTTGCTTCCAATGCTTATTGAGGCTGGTGTGGAGGCAATTCTCGCGTTATCGGATGGCATATTGAATACTGTGCCTATGCTGATTCCGCTTTTGGTGGATGGGTTGTTGAAAGCGATTGATGCGCTGATTGGAGCGCTCCCTGACTTGCTCTATGCGGGCATTTCTATCATTATTGCGCTGCTTGACGGGCTTTCAACCGCTATGCCGATGCTGATGGAGGCTTTGCCTGGAATTATTGATGCCTTATTAGAGTTCTTGATTGATGCGCTACCCGAAATCATAGACATCGGGCTGAGGTTGTTCCTTGCTCTTGTTGGCGCATTGCCTCAGATAATCACAGGCATTGTGGGTGTTCTTCCTGAAATCATTGGCGGGCTTATCGGAGCTATTTTGAGTGCTTTGCCGTTACTTATCGATGCGGGCATAGAGTTGTTTTTGGCTATCGTGGGAGCATTGCCGGAGATTATTGTCGGCATTGTCGGTGCGATTCCTCAAATTATCACCAGTATTCTGGTCGCGGTTTTGGACTCGCTTCCCATGTTGATTGAGGCTGGATTGAAGCTGTTTGTTGCGCTTATTGGTGCATTGCCAGAAATAATAGTTGCGATTGTCGGTGCGATTCCCGAAATTATTACTGCCATTGTTGGTGCAATTATAGAATCTGTACCACAACTTATTGCTGCCGGTAGTGACCTAATTAAGGGTCTTTGGCAGGGTATCAAAGACATGGGTGCTTGGCTGCGAGAGAAAATCAGTGGGTTCTTTGGCGGTGTGGTGGATGACATCAAAGACTTCTTTGGTATCAGGTCACCTTCTAAAGTGTTTGCGGAAATGGGTAAAAATCTTGGGCGTGGAATGGCTGAAGGTATTGTGTCCTCCACTAAGGATGTTCAGCAGGCCATGAACGGGATGATGGCTGCTTCTTCTGGCACTGTTCCTGCGATGAACGCCACAATGAGAATGAGTTCAATGGGTGTGGGAGCTTTGGGTACTGCGGGTGGCGGAGGTGCTGGGGTCGCTGGTGGGAAACGGGTTTACAACATCAATGTCAACGCTGGGATGGGTGCTAACGGTAAGCAGCTTGGTGAGCAGATTGTGACAGCTATCAAGAGGTATGAGCGCACTTCTGGCCCTGTGTTTGCGAGCGCCTAATGGCAGTAACAGTCGAGCTCGGTTTGAGCAAAGCCTTCACCCTTGATGACCCTGTGGCTGGTGTTATCGGGTCTACAGAGTTCACTATTGGTGGTGTGGCCTGGGCTGATGTTACTGACAGGGTGCGCGGGATTAGTATTTCGCGGGGAAAGAATCGTGACCTTGACAGGTTCAATGCGGGTTCATTGAGTGTGGAGCTCAACAACACTGATAGGGCTTTCGACCCTCTCTACACTTCATCACCTTTCTACGGCAACATTGTGCCCAGGCGTGATGTGCGGGTGCTCGCTGATGGGACAGCACAATATGTGGGCAAGGTCACTGACTGGAACCTCGGCTATGACCCTTCAGGGCAATCTATTGCAGCACTTGACGCTGCTGATGCTCTCACCTTCCTAGCGCAGCAGGTACTCACTGTGGGCACTGCTGTGGAGCAAACCTCTGGTGCTCGCGTAAACGCTGTACTATCACAGGCAACTATTGACTGGCCCCTAACAGATCGTAACATTGACACTGGTGCTTCAACTTTGGGCGCTGATGTGTTTGATGGTAACGCTCTCACCTATTTGCAGAAGGTGGAGCTGTCTGAGGGCGGTTTGTTTTTCATTGATAAAGATGGGCGGGTGGCTTTCAAGGATAGGCTTTCCACACCTACTACTGACAATGTGACAGTGTTTGCTGATGATGGCACAGGTATTCCTTTTGCTCCCGCACAGGTTGAGTTTGGAACTGAGCAACTGTTCAACCAGATAACAGTGACTTCGCCTGCTGGGACTGCTACAGCTAATGGGGCATTGTCACAAACCAGGTATGGGATTTTGGAAAACTCTGTGGACACTTTGCTTTCTACGGTCACACAGGTGGAAGATTATGCTGATTTTCTTGTGGGTCGTTATGATGAGCCTGAGTATCGTTTTGCACAAATCGCTATAGACATGAGTAATCTGTCGAGCGCTCAGAAAGCTTCCATGTTTGCGTTAGACATGGCCTCGGTAATTCAAATCAAGTTCACGCCTAATGATGTGGGCGATCCTATTGAGCGTTATGGTCTTGTGATTTCTATTGGGCATGACATTAGCGCTGATGAGCACATCATGAATATCGGTGTGGGGTCATTGCAGACTTCACTATTTGTTATCGGTGACTCAGAGTTCGGTACAATAGGTGGGAGCGCTCCAGGCGTTCTCGGTTTCTAGGGGGTTTGAATTGGCTGGTGCAGGGTTCAAATCTTTTGTGAATGGCAATGTGCTTCTCGCTTCTGAAGTGAACACTTATATGATGGAGCAACAGATTATGGTGTTCGCTGGAACAGCTGCTAGGGGTAGCGCGATTAGTTCACCAAGCGAGGGCATGTTTGCTTTCTTAAAAGACACTGACACGCTCACTTATCACGATGGTTCAGATTGGCAGGATTTCTAATGGCTGCAGGCGGTTTTAAAGAGTTCGTGGCGGGGGAAACTCTTGACGAGGATGAGATCAACGATTACCTGATGCAAGGGATGTTGGTTTTCGCGGGGACAGCTGCGCGTGGGTCTGCGATTACTTCTCCTGTTGAGGGTCAGTTCACCTATCTCAAGGACAGCGACACGGTGGAGTTTTATGATTCAACGCAGTGGGTTGAATTATCCTCTGGCAACGTAATGTTCGATTATCTTGTTATTGCTGGCGGCGGGGGTGGTGGCTCATCAAACAGTGGAAACGTTCAAGCTTCAGGCGGTGGCGGTGCTGGCGGATACCGGTGTTCGGTTTCTGGCGAAAACACTGGAGGTGGCTATTCGGCAGAGGAGCCGTTGTATCTTGCCTCGGGTAGTTTTACGGTAACAGTGGGTGCAGGTGGCACTGGTGGCGCTGCGGATAACACTCCAGGGGTTATCGGTAGCCTTTCACGCTTCTCCTCAGTTGTTTCAATGGGTGGTGGCTTTGGAGGCAGTGGCGTCACTAATTCAACTTACTCATCATCGGGTGGTTCCGGTGGTGGCGGAAACAGTGCTGGTTATACGCGCGGCGGGGGCGTAACAGCTCAGGGTTACGATGGCGGGCTGGGCGCTGCGGGTCTTTCTGGTGGGGGTGGGGGTGCCTCACAAGTGGGGACAAACGCGGGCGGTGATGGTGTCTCATCCTCCATAACTGGGTCAGCGGTAACTAGAGCTGGCGGTGGTGGAGGTGGAACCTATTACACCTACGGTTCGGCACCTCTAGCCGGCGGTACTGGCGGTGGCGGTGCGGGAGCAAGGACTTCGACAGCTGCGGTGGCGGGAACGGTAAACACTGGTGGCGGTGGCGGTGGCGGTGCGGGTTTCGAGTCTCAAGTACGCGGTAATTCTGGTGGCTCAGGGATTGTTATTCTGAAATATCCAGACACCATAACCTTGACAATCGGCGTTGGCCTGAGCTCATCAACTTCAAGCTCTGGCGGTTACAAAATCACAAGCTTTACGGCTGGAACGGATACGGTAAGTTTCTAATGGCATACTACGCTTTCGTTGATGACCAAAATACGGTGACAGAGGTTATTGCAGGAAACGATGAAAAAACAGGCGACTGGGAAACTTACTACGGTGAGTTTCGGGGTCAGACTTGCGTGCGGACTTCCTACAACACTCACGGCGGTGTGCACTATACGGACGGTTTGCCTTCCGATGACCAGAATAAGGCACTCCGGTTCAACTATGCGGGAATAGGGTTTTCGTATGATGAAACCCGCGATGCTTTCATCCCGCCACAACCATTCGCTTCCTGGGTGCTCGATGAGGACACTTGCCTATGGGTAGCACCTATCCCTATGCCCACCGATGGCGTTGCCTATGTGTGGGATGAGGATGCTGGGGACTGGGTTCCTGCTGATGTCTAAATGTGCTTGGTGTGACATTGAGCATGAATGCAGAGGGTTGTGCGGGGAATGGTGCCAGACACATATTTGCCCTGTGCGTTGCGATATCTAAAGAATCCTGAGAAACCCGCGCTGGTAGAATTGGGTAATGCGACTACAACAGCCTTGGCCTGCGGATAGGTCTATCAACAAAGCCTCGCCCTATGGATGGCGCGTGCATCCAATTTCCCACAAGAAGGCATTTCACAGGGGCGTAGACGTTTCTGGTTCATTCCCTGTAACTGCTGCCGGTGATGGTGTTGTGGGGCATGTTGGGTTTTCGCGTACTGGTGGTGGGCATGTTGTGGGTATTGATCATGGTGCTGTGTGGACTTTTTATTATCATGGTGCTCAGGCCACTAAGTTGCGTAAAGGGCAGCGAGTTGAGGCTGGGGATTTCATTTATACCTCGGGGAGTACTGGTGCGAGCACGGGCGCTCATCTCCATTTTGAGGTGCGCAAATCTAAGACATGGGGCAACACTGTAGACCCTGAGCTTTATCTTTCTGGGCGGGCTCCTGTGGCTTCTAACAGGGTATCTGGGCGGTTGGATAAGGCTACTTGGATGCAATGGCAGACTGCTCTGCGTGAATATGGGTATAAAGGGCGCATTGATGGTATCCCTGGCAAGATGACTTACACCGCAATGCAGAAGTGGGCGGGTGTGAAAGCTGATGGGATTATCGGGCCTAACACTCGTAAAGCTGTACAGTCCAAGCTTGGTGTGAAGGCTGATGGGAAATGGGGCAAGCTCACGATCAGTGCCCTGCAACGCAAACTGAATGAGGGCAAAATCTAATGGCTGATGATTCTCAAGACACAGCAACAGTAAAGGTTTCGATGCGGGATATTTATTTAGAGGTGCAACGGCAGGGGCGCTTGCTGGAGAAGATTGCCAACTCATTGCCTGATAGTGAGGACAAGATTGATGACCATGAGGCACGCATTAGGAAACTTGAAATGCGTATGGGTTGGGCTGTGGGCGGGTTCGGTCTAGTCGCTGCTGTAATGCCCTGGATTGTGAGCATCATTACATGAAACCATCATGGAGAATTCGTAGGCGTTACATATTCGCTGCCTTTGTGCTGGGAGCTCTCATGCTTCTCAGTGGATCAGTGGCAGTGCTTCTCAACAATGACAGTGCCACATCAGACCTCATCACTGGTGGGGTAGCATTGATAACCCTGATTCTTACCAGCTATATTTTCGGTGCTGTGTGGGAAGATAAAGCAAAGAAGGAGAACCTAGATGGATAAGTGGAACAAGTTTTGGGCCTACGCGGGCGAGCGCTCTATCAAAACTGTGGCTCAGACTGCGTTAGCAACCATGAGCGTGGGTGCTGTCGGTATTTTCGATGTGGACTGGCTCAATGTTGCAAGTGTGGCAGCGCTCGCTGGTGTCATGTCTTTGCTCACCTCGGTGCTCCAGTATGACAAGGCTGGTGAATAATGGCTGACCTAGACCTCATAGAGCAAGTAGATGGCTATGCATGCCCGGTAGATCCTATGGAAGCAATGCAGTGCGACTCTTGCCAGTGATACACTAAAACCTGAGCAGAGATGCTCGTGAGGCTCGTAGCTCCCACCAGCTGCGGGCCTCTTTTTATTGCTCTAACCAGCGGTACATTGTGACTCTGGTAACACCGCACTCTTTTGCGAGGGCTTTCACTTCAGCACCATCAGCGTAGGCAGTCTTGACTCTGTTGCGTAATTCTATGGTGACTCTTTCGATGCGCTCTAGTTGCCATTCTCGTAGGTCTGCTAGTTGTGGCAGGCTCAGTGTTTGTAGATCGTAGCTTCCTTGATTCGTCATGCCCACCACTATACACGCCGATAAACTAAATGGTTGCCTTTTCTGTGTCTATGTGTGTACACTCATGGTTATCCCAAAGAAAGGTGGAAATTATGGGGTACTTCAAAAACCTGGAAATCGAGTTACAGGAAATCCAAGATGATGAGCTCAGGGAGATTGTGGCCTGGGATCGTGCACACAAAGGGAAGCTGACACCTAATGAGCGTTGGAAGATACTAACCAACGAAGTGCTGTTGAAGCGTGCATTGGTGTTGTGGAATAACGAAACCACACCAGCTCCTATGCCTGCTAGTGAGCATGTTGCTATACAGGTGCGTAGGCGTGACCTGCGTGCGCCCAAGAAGTCACTAATGTGCCCTATCGGGTGGAGCCTTATCGGTGTTGCACTTGTGACAGGTGTTGCACTTTTAGTGGTGAACCTCTGATGTGGTGGGTTGTGATGGCTTCTGGTGCTGCGTTTGCGTTGGTGCCTAATCTTCTAAACCCTACTATTGGGGTGAATGGCTCAGTGATGCTTGGCGTGGGGCTGATGCTCTGGGCTGGGTTCAAGTTAGGAGAACAGAAATGATTGAAGTAACAAGAGATGGGCGTGATGTTTGTGTGCGGTTGCGTGATGATGTTTGGCAACTGTCTGAGCCTGGGACACTGTGCCTCAGCTCAGCACAGGCGCAACACTTACGCCTTCACCTAAATCAGTTAGTGGATGCTGTGGAGCTCACTGATGACCATGAAGATGGCTAACGCTCCGATGGCAGTGTGCCAGCCCAAATCCCATAAGCCTGTTTTGTTTCGATAGCGTAGGCAAAACATTGAATACTAAGGGGACAGTCGTTACACAAAGCTTTGGCAACTCTGATCGCGTAATCTCTGGTCTGTTTGTCGGGGAAATCTTCGGGGAAAAATATCTCCGGCACAGCCTCGCATGGTGCGCCACCGTTATCAACGATGGCCTGTCCAAGTTCCCCATAGGAATGTCCCTGGTTGCTCATAGTATAAGTCTAAAGGAGAAATCTAATGTCTGGTGACAATGTGGTAAGCATTGAAGCACATCAACTTTCGCACAAGATTATGAATGATTGGCTCGCAGCTTATTCTGATAACGGTGCTATCTGGGCTGACTCTAATTCGCACCTTAGTGTGGCTAAACGTGACCTTCCAGAGGAAGTAATCCAGCAGGCTTATGAGCTGGCCCATGAACGGTGGAAGAAGATGCACAATGTTGCAGATTGACCAGTTTGTTGCCTCTAAAGCCGTGAGCGCTGAACGGTGGCTGTCTGCTAGGCGTGAGGGTGTGACGGCTACACAGGTGGCGAAGGCGGCTTCTGGCCCTGGGGGCTTCGAGCAGGCTGTTAGCGACTATCAGGAGGATTGGGTGGAGCAGGATAACCCTTACATGGCTTTTGGTCGCGCCTGGGAGGGCCCAATTTCGATGGAGTTGAAGCAGCACTGGAATATCATGCCTAACGATTGGCTTATCTGTCACGAGCAGTTCCGGCATCATATGGCTACACCCGATGGGTTGTCGCTTGCTCACAAGCAGATTAGCGAAATCAAAACTACTGGCAAAGAATGGAATCCTGCGCGGATCCCTATTCAGTACCGCAGGCAGGTGCAATGGCAACTTCATGTGACTGGTGCTGAAGTGTGTGTGTTTGCTTGGATGCTTCGGGAGGAACGGGATGGCGCTTTTATTCCGGCGTGGTTTGAACCTAACGTGATCATGATGGAAAGGGATGAGGGAATGATTGCTGAATTGATTGTTACAGCCGATAAGTTGTGGGAAAGGGTTGAGCATGGATAGGAAAGATGTGAATGTGTTGCGGGTTGCTGATAAGTATGTGGCTGAGTTGAGGGAGCGCCCTGAGTCGTGGCGTGACTTTTGGCAGGTTGAGGGGAAACTGTTGGAACAGAAGAAGGGGAAATGATGGAACTGAAACTGGATGAGATTACGCCTAACAACCTGATTATGGTTGCTGCTAATCGTGAGGAAATGAAACTGAGGAACCTGGTCAGGTCTGAGGCGATTGCTTTGGGTGATGAGTT